GTAAATGAAAAGCGAAAGAGATCTTAGTGAAAAAAGCAAGTGGTACTCTGAGGAGGTGAGCAAATCACACTTTGTCAGCTATGTCAGCTGGATAATGGGTTTAGCACAGCAATCTTACAAAATTAGCATATTAGATTCTAAAGTTTATTATAAGTTAAGACATAATATGTTAAAAACTTATATTTTGAATAGTTTTAATTTGGGAAATTCTCCTGAAAAATCTTTCTCTTTTTATAATGAATTAGGATTAGACTCTTCAAGAACTCCTGATTATTTAATCCCAGCAGGTGATGGATTTTTACTCATGGAGTTCACTTATTCTTCCAAATATCAGAATGTATTAAAAAACAAAAAAGTTTTTTCAAAATATGATTATGAGATAAGAGAAAGTAAGATTCCAATCTATGATTATTATCTATTTTTGACACTAGATGATGATATCAAGGATCTAATCTCTATGATGACTCATATAAGTCTCAGATTTGGATTTGAATTAGAATCCAATTTTGAGTCTGAACTGGAGGACATGCATAATACAGTTAAGGAGGTTACTGCTTATTTGAATGATTATATTCCAGAGTTATTAACGCTAAATATCGACGAGATAGATATTGACTTTCCTGTCACTTCCATTAGCGTTCAAGAGCCTTTTAAGATTATCAGCAACTTAAGAGGTGTTAAGAGCAATAAAAATGTGAGGATAAAATCTTCTATCACTAGAAATTTTAGAAAACTTCAAAGAGACATTAAAAGAAAACATAAAGACGGCAGATATCGCTTATGTTTGAATTTTACTCTTCAGAAAGTTTTTATAATAGAGGTTTCAGAAGGGCTTAAAAAACATGAGATGCAATCTATGTTGGATAATGAAGATATAGCTATATGTGAATACACTGATATTGTTGGTGATTCTTATTCTGAGGACAGATTGATTAAAGGTTTGAAAAATGTTTACGAGCCTCAAGATTTAGAGAGAGAAAAGTGTTTGATCACAAAGATAGAGTCTGACACTTATCTCAGTAGATTTAATAAATATTTGAATTTATCTACAATGACAACAGTTGCAGACTCAAACTTAGATGTAGATTCACTTAAAGTTCAAGATATATATACAGCTGAGATGTTAAAGAAGAATAGTGGTGAGAATGTTGTATTTTATCATAAATCTCCTTTTATTTTCTACCCTTGTGATTATCTCGTGAAGGGTGATTTTAAGGTGGACGTTGACTCTAAATCTGAGATAATGAACATTTTAATACGTCATGCTTTAAATAAATCTGTGGTGTCAGACAGAGTTATCGAGAGAGATATTGATTATGATTCTTATGTTAAATATAGCAGAGATGTTGGTGTTATGGGTAGAAATCTCAGAATGAAGTACGGTGTTGAATATAAGAGGCTGTTGAATTTAAGGAAAAGAGACTTCATTTTAGAGTCTGAAAGTAAAGATCTGTCCGATATATCTGATTTTAAAAATTTAAGATCTAAATTTTCAACGATTGTTAAGGAATCTACTCGTACAGCTTATAAGAATCGTATTAAAATAAATTTAAAGATTAATAATAGATGGGATGACGACATGCAACATTTTCAGAAATTGAAAAATAAAACTTATATAATAGGAGAATATGGTTATGAAAAATCAAAAAACGAGTATAGGGCATTTTTGTCTGAATTGTTTGAATCTAGTGGTACTTTAGCCTCTGATGATATATATTCTGATACATTGCCTTTAGGAGGGAGTTTAGCTTCTTTATGTGGTCAGATGAAAAGTATGATAGAACCCAACGTTGAATTATACAGAGGTACTAGGCTTGCTCATTCAACTTTATTAATCAGTCAAGTTTCTCATGCAATTATGTACTATTCCAACATAAAATTAAATAAAGAAGATTTCATTTATGATAATTTGGGATATGAAAACGTTCTTTTAGTCGTGAAGGGAGGTAAGAAGATAAAAACCACAAGATATAGCAGATTTTTCAGACTCCTTCTTCCTATAACAGAATGTCAATCTGTGTTGATCTCCTCGTCGAGCAATAAAGTCTTATTGCATGAAGGCAAAAAATATTTACTCACACCTTGGAGAAATTTGAGATTGACTTACTTGAAGAAAGGATTTGAGACTTATCACAATTTCTCAAATTATTATATTAGTAGTTTCTTGGAGTCTGATTTGAATCTAGAAGATTTTAATAAGTTCATAAGCCTCAAAGTTTTATGTTTATTCTCTCAAAAGAGAAAATTAGAGGTTTGGATCTCCACCTTGAGATATATATATCTCAATTCTCTGTCCACACACTCTGATGTTCTATCTCTTATTAAAGAGATGCCTATTGCAGATACTGACACTCTCATTTATTTCCTTCAAAGATCATTCGCAATGAGTTATAAGGAAATTTATCACACTGTTAAAGAAAAGAAACTTTATGATTTAGTTTGGCATAATACTATTAGCAATTTTGATTTAATGGCAGAGCGATTTGAAGAGAATATTTTCATGTCTAGAGCGCCATTTAATCCTTATAATGAGCATTTAAAAAATTTAAAATCAGTTTTTGATACTCATAAATACTACATGGATCATGTTGGGAGTTCAGATCCTATGATCGGCTTGGAAAAAACTACTGTCGAATTGTCAGAAAATTATTTTTCAGATTTGGAGACTAATGATTTCAACTTTGATCCAAAAATGAGTTATCTGGTAGGGGATTACATAGGATCTTTTATAACTTCTGTGAAAAGTGAGGCAGAATTACATGAAGATTTCAACAGTATCTTAAATAGAAATTTTACAGAGATCAGTACTAGTAAAGGCATGAGAGATTCCGAGGGGATATTTTGGGGCAAGAAAGGTCACGAAGTTATTTTTGATAAAATGAATATCAATATAGATGAGACATTAGATAATTTTCCAAATGATCCGATCAAATTTAACAAATTGATAAGTAGTTTTGAGAAAGATTTTATTGATAAGATAGGTGAGCTCAATGGAATAGTATTAGAATTTGATTTAAAAGATAAAGAGCAATACAAAGGGTCAAGAGAGATTTATGTTATGTCAGATAAAACAAAACTTTTGCAAAACCCTCTGGAGAAATTTTTTGCTTCACTTTGCAAATGCCTTCCTAACGAGCTGATACATAAGCCTAGTAGTTCTAGACCTAAATTTATACACTCTAAGATTTTCGAATTTGAGCATCAAGATCAGCAGATAATGTATTGCACTATGGATTGTAGAAAATGGGCGCCAAGATCAAACTTATGGAAATATTTTTATTTTGTGAAAGGGATGGCCAAATACTTGCCAAAATCATTTGTGGATTATTTCTTTAAGTTCTGGACTTTAATGTTCAAGAAAAGAATAAGAATCCAAAAACATTTTATTGAAAATCTATTAAAGAACCCTTCTTATACTCATATTGAGGATTATCTAAACAAGAGAGAAGATGGAGATTTTGAGTTGGTAATGCCTTATAGCTTCATGATGGGTATATTCAATTATCTCTCTTCACTTATGCACGCAGCTTCTCAACTGTACTTCAGCAATGTTCTAATGTCAGATTATAAGGTTTCTTTGTCATTCTTAGCACATAGTGATGATAGTGCTGGTATTATAGTGTCTAAAGATTACAAAAATTGCTTAAAATTTTACTCTTTTTATGAGATGTATCAAAGGTCACTTAATCATCTAATGTCTAGGAAGAAATGCGCATTATCTAAGAGGAGTTTTGAGTTGATTTCTATCATGTATTGCGATAAAAGGTTCATACCTATGACTCATAAATTTGTCAGCAATATAGCTTTTGATCCAAAAGGAGCAGGATGGTATAATGATATAACTGTAGTTGTAGGTAAAGTTGTGGATCTTTTTAACAATGGTGGTAGCTTACTGCAATGTTATTGCATGATGTTATCTATGTCTGAATTGATTAGGAAAGCTTATCACCTTCCAAGATCTAAAATGTTAAGCCATATACCTTTGGCATTTGGTGGTGTTTTTAATATGCATCCTCTTCACTTAATCCTTATAGGTAGTTCAGCACAGGAGTATCTATTAGATTATGTTGAAGATGATGACAGTAGATTTAAGAGAATACAACAGTTTTGTGCTGTAACAGGCAGTTATAGTTTAAATGCAGGAAATAATTTTAAATATATGATATCTTATGTAAGAACTCATCATAGTCAGAAAATCCTAACTGAAGAGCAAAAAGTTACATTGTCAGCTGTGTCAACTCTCCCAATAAAAAGCACATATATATCTTATCTAAAGCATCATAATAAGTTGTTTGACAAGCAATATATTTACAGTTTATCAGGTGTCGATACTCAGCAGTTGCTATTGGCCACATTGTATTTTCCTTGTTCTGTCAGAATATCTGATAAGAGTATAAAACTTAAAGATTTATCTTCATTATATCTATTTTCGAACATGTCTGAAAATCTTATTTTTGATCAATTTAGTTATCCTAGGGGAAACTTTTTATCTTATGTTAAGCAGGTTGAAAATATTAAATTTGATTTAAATGATTTCAACTTCGTTAGTTTAAAATCATGTAAGCCAGTTGTTTATAATACATTAGTTAATTACAATTACAATCTCAGCTCTAATACTCTAATGACTTTATCAGCTATAGAGAAAATGCCTAATTTGAGAAACATATTTTATGATCCAGATAAATTTGATGTACTTAAAGATTATATGTTAAACAGCTTGCCAGGAACCCTAGATGAAAAGACTGAGTTTTTAAAATCTTTTGACCCTTCAGAGAAAGTGGAGAAAATGAGATCGGGCTATTTATTCATGCCAAGTAATGTTAGAGTAGACACTCTGTCTAGGTTTTTTACTTATAGTATGCTTTACACAACCAGACGGTATTTAATATCTTCAAAAAGACCACAGTTGTTTGTCCCTGATGATGTAGAGCTAGAGTCAAACAATATAGATTATTTGAAACATCTGTGCGTTTGTTTAAAAGTTTTAGATAATGATATGAAACACAAAGATATAGTTTTAAAAAATTTAATTAACTGTAAAGCATGCGCTAAATTTTCTGGCTTAAATAATCATTTAAACGATTACTTAGCAATGTTTTCAATCAGAGATAATGTGAGTTTTAAGCCTAAGGTCCCTTTTTTGGATTATTTGAGTACTCAGATAAGAGGTAAAAACGTTTGGTTTTCAGGTAGTGACTTTATTTTATATACACCTTTTGGATCTATCGAAAATCGATTGATAAATGGAGAAACACACACCACCTGGGTTTTAGAGAATCCTGATATGTTAGGTTATCTCTGGGAGCTCTACAATATATCCTGCATAACTAGAGGCATTAATGTAGATAAACCGGCATATCAAGATACAGGTTTCAGTTACCCAAGGTTAGCTTTTAACGATTTCAATAACCCCTACCTCCCTCAAACTTACACAAACTCTATAGTCTTGTCTAATAGCAAAGTGTTGATCAGAGATTACACCATGCCAAATATATATCGCCTGGGAAACAAGTTTTGTTTATCTGACAGAACTCTTGATTTTAAGATAAATAGCGTTTATGATATAAATCAAAATTTTTATGAATCTCATGGATTGCAGGACATCAAAAAGATAATATACCGTTCAGACTTAGAGGTTGATAAAAATACTCTCTTAAGATATTTTGATGATAGCAAATTATATAAGGTGGTTATGAATGATAATAGTCATTTTTCTTCCAATGAAAACAAATATGTCAACAATGGCTTACTGGGAAATACATGTTCTTTTACTAGAGCTTTAGCACTGGCAGATGAGGCTAAAATAACTAGATACAGAAGCTCATACAACCAAATGTACATACAGCGAGGTGTTTTAGAATATGACACCGTTGGTGGTGTACCCGTTTTAGATATGTTTGAAAAAGTGAACCTAGCTAGATTAACACAGTATGAGAAAAGATCTTTTGAAAAATGTCTAGGTGATGAGGAGTTAGATATTCGTGATGAGAGAAATTTGATTAAAATTAGGGATAAGTTAGGTTTGGAAGCTTTAGGGACATCTATTGTATTGCATAAGCATATCTTCAAAGAAATGATAGCAGGCATGCTAGCAAATTTACCTATAGGAATATTGAAAAATATAATGAATATAATGTTGAAATGCATAAATGATTGTATGTTAACTTATCCTAACGTTAGAGTTGACACACAATTTAATGGGGATAGTAAATCTTGGTGGACTATTTTTATTTCTATCTATAACTCTAAGGATATGCATTTGTTAGGAATACATTTAGCTTCAGGGCTTCTTAGGTGTAAGCAAGATAATGAACATAAATTTTGGAGTATAGTGTCTTCAGACGTTTTGATGTCCGTGTTATCTATCAATAAAAGACATTTTAACAATTTGATTAGCATGTGTAGAGGATTATTGGTGGCCTTGAGTAAGAAAAAAGAAATTCATGACATTCTGTATGAAGGTGAAAATGTAAAATGGAGGCCTTTATTTTTCGCAAAGAATCAATATCGTGAAATAGACTTGGATTTTGACATGATAAACAATGTTAGAAATGTGAAGGGCCTAGCATTATAATGGATGAAGATGAGCTTGATGAGCTGACGGCATTCGATATGGAAGTTGAGGATTTGAATGGCGAAGAGAGAGAGTGGGAAGGAGATGATTATAAGGCTGTGTGTTGGTCATACAAAGATATAAAAAAGTTGATGCAAGAGACTGCTTTGAATGATTTCAGCAGCATAACAATATGCGCTCCACATGCAAATTTATGCTTTCCTTGGCTTGGTAGAGGTGATTATACTTATGAGAAGATAGGAGGGGTAGATATGTTTGTATCTAGATTTCCAGGTGGGCAACATTATAATCCTCCCAATTTCAAAGAAGTGAAAATGGGAGATGAGAAAACTTTAAGAGATAGGCTTAAAGATATAAAGCCTGTCAACAAGGAGAAGATAATACCTAAAGTATTGAAAAGCAGGGAGGAAGCTGTCGAAGTATTAAAGTATCTCAACATTTATAATCCAAAATTAGTAGATGCATTGTATCCTAGAAAAAAGGAGGATTTTTTAGATATGACATCCAACATGCTAAGTTACTTCGAGAAGTTTGTCGGGAATTTTGACATCCAATCTCACATGATAAAAAGAGCAAATTCTAAATTTAATCTTCCTGGGTTTCAAGGTATATTGGATGACAGCTTTTTGAAAGCTGAATTAAAATCTATTTTTGGGGAAAATTTTTATCATCTCTTAACAGGCAATTTTAATCTGACAAGAAGATCATATGATATGTATAAAGCCATGATTTTAAGAAATTACAATAGATGCAGTAACTCTGATAAGTCTTTAAGTATATTTTTGCTATCTCTTCTTCAGGATTGTTGCATAACTATAGGAAGCGATTCTTGGTTTTTGGATGTTATGAATGATGTAACATTTGGGATAGATGAGAGAGCGAATCCTATATTCCAAGAAATGATAATGCCTGTATTACCGCAAGGAATGCAGATAGAATATACTGAAAAGGACATGTTCGATTAAATATGAGATTGTTAACGCTTCTTATTAC